CGCTTGTCGTAGCACGGCCCCTCAATGTTGTACCCGGCAGTAGTAATGGCCCACATCAGTGGCTGACGTCGCGCCCCCATCCCGGTAAGCATCGTGGTGTAAAGCGCATCGGTGGCGTGCTCGTGATATTCATCCACCACCGCACAGTGGGGTGATGAACCATCACCGGGGTTACCGATCAGCGGTTCAAACCGCGCGCCATCCTCCGGACGATTCATGTTTGAGGCGTTAACCTCAATCCCGAACGCTTCCGTCAGCATGGGTGTGCGTTTACACATCAGTCGCGCCGGGCGAAAGACTTCCCACGCCTGTTTCTCTGTCGTGGCACCGGAATACACTTCCGCGCCAAACTCGTTATCACAGGCAAAACAATACAGGGCAACACCGGCAGAGATTGCCGATTTGCCGTTCTTACGGGGGATTTCGGTATACACCTCCCGGAAGCGGCGCAGCCGGGACCCTTTATTGACCCAGCCAAACGCACAGCAGACCACAAATAGCTGCCACGGCTCCAGCGTGATGGGCATCCTCTTGAATGCCCACTCACCCTTGGTGTGCGGCAACAGCTGAATAAATTTGGCGGCCCGTTCAGCCAGGTCCTTGTCGAAGCGGTAACGAAACGACTTACTTTTTTCCGCCATCAGGTCATCAAGATGGCGCTGGCAGGCCTGAATCACAAACTGGCAGGCCACAATCTTTCCGCGCACAACATCACGGGCATACTGATTGGCAGCATTTACGTTGGGGTAAGATTTCCGGCTCATGACTCGATGATTTTCAGAAACGGGTTAGTGGCTTTCTTCTGCCCCGCCAGGCCAATCAGACGCTGGCGGCTGCTGGGGTCGAGTCCGAGCATTGCCCCCGTGCTGCTCATCTCGGACTCCTGTTCTTTTTTGGCGGTCAGCTCCGGATTTTTGACCCTGCCGCCCATTGCACCGGTGATGGTGTTGCCCTGTATGGCAATATTTTTCACGGCACGTCGCCAGAACTCATAGGCCACGCACCACCGCTCAAGCACCGCGAGGTCAGTCACGCACAACAGGCCATGACCGCAGAGTTCTTTGGTTGTCAGTTGCCACATGATCGTGGCGAGAGGGAGATCTTCTTCAGCGAACCACTCTGGTGGCTCAACACCTTTGATGGGCGTAAAAACAGGTTCATCTTTGTTCAGGGCTCGCTTGCCGGGGTTTCCGGCCAGCGCCTTGCGCGCCGTTGGCTTGGGGCGACGCCCGGAACGCCCCGCCGTTCCAGCCATATGCGGCACTCCTGGTTAAATTTCATTTTTCGCGGGTATAAAAAAACGATGGGGCGGGCAGTCCGGAAGACGTCAGGTCACAGGGATTTGACCCGCCCCTCCCCTCTGGCAGTGGGAACTGGTTCTTACTTAATCCGTTCACGGGCCGTCTTCGCCTTATGACACGGCCAGCACAGACTCTGTAGGTTACTGTCTGCATCGGTGCCGCCATGCGCTTTAGGGATGATGTGGTCAACGGTTTTCGCCTCGCGCACCACACCGGCACGCAGGCACAACTGGCACAGGCCTTTGTCACGCTTCAGCACACGCGCGCGGATAACGTCCCACTTCGAACCATAACCGCGCTGATGACGGGACTGGCCAGACTTGTATTGCTTCCAGCCTTCGCTTTTGTGGCTTTCGCAGTAGCCTGATGGGTCAGTCGTGGTATGGCGGCAGCCGCGAACGCGGCAGGCTTTTGGGGTTCGTGGAGGCATCTATTATCCCTGTAGTTTTCGTTAAATATCTAACCATAACTGCAATCAGAAACCGCTTTAACACGGTTTGCTAAATAGACTTTTCAATCCAATGAATAAACGGCAAGTAAATACCAATCGTTCATTTTCATTTGAATACAAACTGTTCTGAAAGAATATTATGACAAATATATTTCGCCTGAATACTATTATCTCTCATTCTAATATATTCTTTGTGGGCAACAGATAAAGAACGACAACCGCTGTTTACACGTGGGTATTTTTCCAACATATGTTCGCATATCAAAAAAGCATTATTAATAGCATTTAATTTATGGCTTAACTCTCGTAGCTCGGCCCTTTTTTCAATACGAACATTACGACTAAGAGATAAAGGTAGCTGTGATAATGCATTTGAATAATCAGCCACTGCCATTTTCAGAGCCATTTTGGCCTTCAGAGCCTCCTGTCGCCGCCAAACATTCATTGCCCAAAAACCTAATGTAACAGTTACAATTGAACCTAAAGCCGATACAGCTGACCACACAGTTCCCCAAGGCCAGTTAAGTAATGTATGCCACATCATAACCTCCACTGAATGAAAAGGTTAGTTTATCGTAAGTGAACATCACTGGCACTATCTAAAGATTAGCTGCTCTACTAGTTGTACTCTCGATAATCTAAACAAAATGATACGTAATAAACCTGTTCATGACTAGCTCTACTAGACACATGTTTAATCATCTACAAACGATTTGTACAAACTTCCACTTTCATATTGGTCCAAAATGTTGGACTAATAGTTAATCACGATGCATATTTTATGTAAGCTGCTACATTACACTATAAAAACGCTGGCGTCTGAATTTAAGCCCATAAGTTTTATAAAATTATCATAATACACAGCTTTATTAGGCGCATTCGCACTGATAATGAAAAATATAACTCGAGCTATTTGTCTTTCGAATGCAAAATAGCGCGCCGTGATTCAATCTTTCTGATTCCAGTTTTATCAAAATTACATTGTCCCAAGGCTGACAATAGAGCAACATTCAACTCCAGACTGGTACCATACGTCAGCGGATTGGGTATAAACGGTACAGGAGTATCAGAAGTCAGGCTGGCTGGCAGTGGTGCCACCGGAGCGCTCACGTAAACCGTTCGCGAATTTCCGCAACCGGTCAGCAGCGGCAGCAGGCACAGGACGTGAAGCACAATCATCATCCGCAACAGCCACTTTGATATCTTCCTGGGTTCTCTGTGACTCCAGTGCGATCTGCTGTTTTGCATGCTGGTTAACCTCTATAACTGTATTGACGATTTGCAGTGATTGCAGGACGTTACGGGTAATGGCTGTTGCAGATTCAACATTTTGTACAGCCTCATCAGCACGTTTCTTTTCGTGCTGATATTTGCTGTAGTAGTGGTTGGCAGACCAGATGAAAGAACCGATGACAGTAAAGAAGAATGCAGCGATAACCAGCTTATAGCTCAACTTCATTTACCACCCCACCAGCCTCTTTAAACCGGGAAATCAGGTCACCGATTTTATGTTCATACTGACCGTAACCTGCACCAGGTAACGACGCCCAGATATTGCTGCAACGATCGATAGCCTGACGGATATCACCGCGATCAATCATCGGTAAAGCGCCACGCTCTTTAATCTGCTGCAATGCCACTGCGTCCTGGCTTTTGGGGGAGAAGTCTTTCAAACCAAGCTGTTTACGGTAAGCATCCCACCAGCGTGAAAGAAGCTGATAACGTCCGGCGGCTGTTGATTTGAGTTTGGGGTTTAACGTGACAAGTTTGCGAGGGTGATCAGAGTAATCAGTAAACAGTTCGCCGCCAACAATAACATCATAACCGTGGTTACGTGTCGGTTGTCGCCCGTTATCCGTTCCTTCTGACCATGCAACCATATCCAGGAAAGCTTTACGCTGGGAATTTAGTACCTGCATAAATTACTCCTTCGAGCTACCAAACTTGTTACCGATTACTCTCATTGCAGCCCCACGAATAGCATCGACACCGATCAGCCCCACCCCACCACCAATGGCAACAGAAAGCGATTTAGGCCATCCGACATACTCAAGCGCGGATGCAAAGGTCAACGTCAGAGCGCCACATAGCAAAATCTCGAGCGTTTTTCGCTTCCAGCCACCACCACCGCCAAAATAGGCGATGCGCAAACCAGCCATAACAATCGACATAATCACTGCGCCCAGCGGCGTATCTCCACGCCACCAGCTCTGAAACAACTCCAGCCAGTCCGGCCAGGTATTTGGGTTATGAGGCATTTCGTCATCTCTCACCTCGCGATATTTGCGGGTGCTGTGTTGGAAATAAAAAGGCCACGCAACGTGGCCACCAGAATTATTTCCCCACCAGTTCACTTACCTCTTTCACCGTCTGATTAAACCGCTCTGACTCAAGTTCAACACCTAACGCCCGACGCCCCAGCGCCATTGCCGCTTTTATTGTGGAACCGGATCCCATAAAGAAATCAGCAACCAGATCGCCTTGTCGACTACTGGCACTGATTATTTGCCGGAGCATATCCGCAGGCTTCTCACACGGATGTTTACCCGGGTAGAACTGAACGGGTTTATGCGTCCAGACGTCGGTATAAGGCACGGAAACTGATACGGAGAAATAGCGCCGGAGAGTTTTAAACTCATCCAGCAATTCATAATATTTGCGATTCAGTGAATCATAAGATGCCACCAGCTGGTGGTGTGGTTGTTCCAGTTGTTGTTCCTGAAACTTCTCTGCCGCTATACGGGAAAACAGTGCCTGCAACTTCCGGTAGTCAGCCTCATTCGGCAACTGCCACTGACTGGCACCAAACCAGTGGGAAACCATATTTTTCTTACCAGTGGCTTCGGCAATCTGTTTTGCCGTTATACCCAGTTCGGCACGAGCATCCCTGAAATACGATATCAGCGGTGCCATTATGTGCTGTTTGAGTTCCCTTTCTTTTGCCGCATAGCCGTCACTTTTGCCGCGATATGGCCCCTGGTAATGTTCAGCAAACAGAACGCGCTCTGTGGCAGGAAAATATGCGCGCAGACTTTCTTTATTACACCCATTCCAACGTCCGGACGGCTTCGCCCAGATGATATGGTTAAGCACGTTGAAACGTTCACGCATCATGATCTCAATATCAGATGCCAGGCGATGCCCACAGAACAGGTAAAGGCTTCCGGCAGGTTTCAACACCCGCCAGAACTGGGCCAGACAGTGGTCCAGCCACTTAAGGTAATCTTCGTCCCCTTTCCACTGATTGTCCCAGCCGTTGGGTTTCACCTTGAAGTAAGGCGGATCGGTAACAATCAGGTCAATGGAATCATCAGGCAGGGACTGAATAAAATGCAGGCAATCAGCGTTGATTAAATCAACACTGTTTATTTTTACAGTATTTTTCATGGATCAGTAAGCGTAACTCTGGTAGGCTCACTCTGCTTTTGCGCTAAAGCAGTGGGCCGTGGTTCGCTTGTGACCAGTAGGCATGAGCGAATGGCTGGCAGGTGCTACCAACACCCACCAGCCGCCCATTTTCACAGCAGGAAACCGCCATTACTGGCAGCGTCTGAATTTATTCCCGTACCCGCCGTTATCCTTCGCCAGACCCGCCAGAACTAACTGAGTCAGTATTAACTGGCACCGGGCTTCGCTTACTCCGGTAGTTCTCGTCATCATGCGTGGCGTTACCCACTTGTCAGCAGGTAAGAAATGAAGGACTGCGGCGGCGGTTTCTGTCATATCTTGCTGTTTTAGCATGTCTTTTTCCCTTCTGGTTAACATGACATACCAATAACTCTTGTCTAAAAAGCCAGCAAGATAAAAAGTCAGTATTCACGACCACCAGCGTGTTTACTGTGCTGCACCAAGTTTACAGGTACAAAAAAACCGCTCAGCGGCGGGTTTAAGTTGTGTGGCGAAGTAACCACTCTTAACACAGTAATCTAGAAAATGCGGACCGCGTTAGTGATTTTTATCTGTTTTTCCATTATTTTTTTGCCACACAGCTTAAAACGAAAAATAAAGCAGGCGTTGCCAAACCTCACGGTGACAGTTGGCTTAGAATGAGGACATATTTTTGGATAAGTTTGATGAGATTCATGTAGACATTGAATCTGAGCAGCAAGCCTTCGATTTGCTTGAAAGCTATCTTGATGGTTATGGTTTACCTGACAGTTTAAGTTTCAACGGATGGCCAAACCTTACCATCAGATTAACCGGTGAAAAATTCAACAGATCGCTAACACCTTCAGTTATGAAGGGATTTGTTGAAATGCAAGCTCAAATCAACAAATCATATGCCCTTGCCAAGTACGGTGTCCCTGACGTCCGCAAACTGACCAAAGAAGAACTTGATGCCCTAGAAATAGAAGTTACGGTAGAACAGGGTTCTTCAATAGTAGAAATCAACATTGATGGCTTTTTAACCAAACTCACACAGGAACTTGTTGGTAAAATGAACGCAACTGAGATCATGTTTACTGTTCTCGGCGCAGCAGTCATCTGGGGCGGAGTAACAGTATTTAAACGGTTCTTGGACAACCGTAAAGATATTCGCCTTGCAGAAATTGCTAAGGATGGAGAGAAAGAACATCTCCGGACTATGCAGATCATGAGCGAGCAAGAAACTAAACGCCTGCGGGTTATTTCAGAAATGATTGCGGAAAAACCACTTCTCGATAACATGGACCGTATGTCGTATGACGCTAAAACCCAAATGGTCAAATCCTTTGTGCGTTCAGATAACGCTCAAATTGATGGCGTTACTATTGATTCTGAAATGGCGAAAGAGTTGGTTACGAATGCTCGTAGACGTTCATCAGAAATGAGGATTGATGGTATTTACCGAATTGAAGAAGTCAATAATACTGACCCAGAGAGTTTCAAAGTTAAGGTCCGACGCGTAGATACCGACCAACGTCTAACCTGCGTAGTTCAGGATGTTTTCCTTGATGAATCCGGAAACAAAGAAGCATTGCAGCGAGCTGAGTGGGAAAGAAAGCCTGTACATTTGAGCATTAACGCAAAACACGTCGATGGTGACATTAAGTCAGCAGTAATTCTCTATGTTCGAGATGTGGAACAAAAGCCCGAGTAATCGGGCTTCAATAATCAATCTTTAATTTCGGGGTCCATCTCTAGACTAATTTCCAGCATCGATAGGCAGCCATCAATAAACCCCTCAGCCATCTGTATCTCAATGCGTATTAGTTTCTCATCCTTTTTACGAGCCTTGGCGAGCTTTCTTTTAGAGATACCGTATAGGTAATGGGCAACAAGAAGCGAATGTTCGTCCGGCCTTTTTTGCCTTAGACGAGCAAGACAACCTTCAATAATTAATGCATCACTATCTGAACATGCCTGACGTGTTTTGCTTGTATAGGGAAGAAGCCCTTTAAACCCAGCAGCTATAGGAGAATAGTCTACTCCTGAACTATCACTCGCCGCCCATGCTCCCCAACGATCCAGAACCATTTGAATATCACGCATCAACTTTCTCCACAAAATCAGGCCAGCACGCCAATTGCCAGCGCACGATCGATAAAACGAAATATCAGCTCCAACTGAGAGCCATACTTTTCTTCAAATACCACGGTATCCGCATGCAGCTCGTCGTGATGCTTTCTGCACAAAGGCAGCACGAAGAGGTCATGCGCTTTTGTACCCATTCCACCCTGACCGTGGCCTATCAGGTGGTGGGGATCATCTGCAGGCTTTCCACAACATGCACACGGCTGCGTCTTAACCCAGCGCGTGTACTTTTCGTTAACCCAGCGGCGACGTTTGGGACGTAACATAAAAGACTCCGGCGACTCCGGATCCACTTTCAGCGCCAGCACCTTTTTCGCTTTATCCTGGATGATGCTGGTGGCAGGAACCGAAGG